GGCTCCAGGTGTACCTGACCTACCCATATGCGAAGGAGTGTCCTCGTTGTTAGTACCGAGACCCAACTCAAATACATTCGTTGGATTCAACTCCAATGACTTGAAAAGGTAGTCATAGAACGTGGTATAATTGTGCCAAGTGCTTTTATCAGAATTTTGTTTCTCAAACAACGGACACATAACTTCTGTCCGTGTGTCATACAATTTATTTTCTAAAAAGGTATTTAATATATCATTAAGTTTTTTTTGTTTCACTTCAGTTCCTCGTATAAAATAAGTGATTGCCAATCTTCGTCACGTACTTCAATTTCCATGCGGGGTTAACCGATGTGTTATGATAGAACATTGACTTTGTTTTATAGATTGTATCATGTAGTTTGTGTTCTGTCAAGGCCTTCCTTGCCACAATCATACATTCTTCCCAGGCATATTTGTTTGTTATGCCTTTGACTTTTTCACCAACCCAACTGAATTGGTATGTGTTACCGGTCTTTTGGTAGACCACGTCACACACAGTCTTAGGGAATTGCGAACTATTTGCACGATTCATTGTCACCTGTGCTACAGCTAGTTTACCTTCAAAAGGTTCCATTGCAGCTTCATAATAAAGGTTCTTGGCCATACAATTAATTTGTTGACCTAAATCTGATGATACATTTTGTACTTCCGTCAACGGTTGTTGATGTGAAACTACAGGTAACATCGCAAATAGAGTTATTAAAATGAATTTCTTCATTGTTTTCTCCTTTTTTAAGATAGGGAGTTTATTCTGTTACGAGGAATACTCCCTGAAAACCCTAGTCAGCGTTTAGGCTGCCAATGCGTAACTTTCGTCATTTGCATTTATTTTGATTTAGTGTTTACGTCAACTCTGACGGATAGCCGAATACCGTACTTGTTACCCTGTCGAAACCATGGCATCCCCATCAAAAACATACTATGGTCTATCCGCACTTATAGGTTTCCCTAGAGTAATCCGGTGTACCAGCCCTGATCCTAACCTTTCGGTTTTGTAAAGATTTAAGTATGTTTTTGGTGGAGATGGGGGGAGTCGAACCCCCGTCCAGAATACTTTTCTTATACCAAGTTTACTATCATTAAATGGGATTGTAACACAACCCCATGTCTCTGTCAAGCCTCAATAATTTTCATACAGTTAATTATATCCGCATGGTTGATATTGAAAGTTCGTTTAGCTTGTTTTGTTGTTGTATCAAAATTAGCCACAAAACAATTATTCATTTCTATAATACCATCCGAATAATGATTTGAACCAATAAAGAATAACTTATCGTCTATTACATCCATACCACGTAAAAATGTTTTCAATCGTTTAACCACTTTATATGTTTTTGGTTGCAACGTGTCTAAATCAATCTCAACAATTTCTCCTGTGGCACTAGATAGTGCATATAGAGTATTATTTATTATTCGTACATCGTGACAGCAACCACCAACTGAAGCAATTATTTTAGACTCATAGGTTGTTTTGTCAAAGTAACCAAACTGTGAAGGCTTTCTGTCTAAGTTGTGTAAACAGAAATAAATTTTACCATCATGCTCGGTAAGTGAGTTCACGTGAACTGTATCTTGTTCCTCTGCATGTTCTGGATGTGATGGTTTATCAACACATTCTAATGTTGAAGCATTAAAAAATGTATCTGTCTTGCCATGCACTCCTATGACATTTACGGAAGTATGTGTTATATAAAAGTCATCACCACTTTTTAACATTCTATGCGTGTTAACATACATTGGCATATCAACCAATTCACAATACTCAAATGTTTTCTTATTATACTTTGCAAGTTTTTTGTGTGAAGCGATATACAAGTATTCTTCATCACACGTTATACCATATGGTCTAAAAGTTGGCCTGCGTTGGCCTTGCAATTCTTTACAATCTAAATCTGCATTGTAAGGACTTCTATGTAATAATTTTCCATTTTCGAAATCGTATACAAGGAATGTGTAGTTCTCTTTTTTATGATAATGGTCATCAGGAACTACAATCAATAGTTTCTTTCCACTCATAATAATTAAGATTTAAATGGCAACATGTTGATGTTAAGTACCATTCTTTGTGGTGTTTTAATTGGTGACGACTTGGCGTGGAAGATTCTGCCTTTCCACCAAACCAAACGACCTTTTTTAGGTGTAAGTCTGTCAGTAACTTTACCTTCTTCATCAAAGAAGAATGTATCACCATCAGAATCATTCACATAGTAGATTGCTGTTATCTGGTCGTCAAAAGCATTGTCTATATGTGGTGTATGGTATCTATCACCAAAACGAGTATCGACTGTATTCACATTAACTTTACAACGACTAATGTAACAGTCCACATCTACCGTATCAATAATTTTATTTGTGACTGGTGCAATCAGGTTATAGTTCTGTGAATTTATTTTACCATCCATAACAAACATATGGAAAAATTGTGGAACATCAAGTGCTTTACTGTCTCTCATTACAGTATCAGTAATATCTAACTCAACAGATTCAGCTGTATAGAAATAAGGAAAATTAGTCCTCATCAATGCATCTTCTATCTCATCTTGTATGCGAGGCTTAACAAAATCATCAATTATATTTAACATAATAAACTCCAAAAATTTAAAAAGTGATAGACGAACCGCTTGAAGTGAATGTGTGATAATATCTGTTGTTTGCTCCTGGTCCACCACCAACGTTTACAACAGAAACACTACCGCCTGTCATAACTTGGAAATCCCACAAATAAGAAACAATCACAACACCTTGATAACCATAAGTGGCATCAAGACCACCGTTTCTACTTGAAGCACCACTACCACCGCCACCGTAATATGTAGCATTTCGTCCAGGTCCAGTTCCACCGCCACCTGCACCACCTACACCAGAATATGAATTGCCTCCGCCACCGGCGAAGTATGTTCCATTTATCCATTGTATGCCTACGCCGCCGTTACTACCTGACCCTGGACCACCAGCACCACCACCTGAACCGGAAAAATAACCACCAGAATTACCATAACCTGTTAAGTTGGCAAAAGTACCAGTTGTTGGGTTTGGTTGTATTGAGACACCAGATGCAGCATTACCGCCTTGTGTTCCTGCACCGCCGCCACCCGAACCACCATTGGATCCTGCACGACCATCAGAACCTCCACCCATACCGCCGCCGTATGCGGTATAACCGAACGCAACAGTATTACCACCATTACTCTGATAACCACCAGAACCGATAGTGAATGAATATGTGCCTCTAGGTATACTAATATTACCTGCAGCTACACCGCCAGCACCACCACCGCCGTTCATAGCATTGTTATCACCAGAATAACGAGAGTGTCCACCACCACCGCCGCCGACTATCAATACACTCACTGGCATAGAAGTTGGAACTTGACTACTGCCGTAAAAAGAAGAAAGACTTATTTGACCAGAACTAGGTAGAAGTCCAGAATTTCCACGTGTGCCATTAGGAACAATACCACCATTCATGTAGTATTCACTGAGTGAAATTGGATTTGAACCTCCAAATTCAGTTTGTATACTTCCTAAACTTATGTTACCAGTCGATGGTAAAGCCATTTAATTTTCCTTGTAAAACTTTATGTAATCCAATAGAGTATTTAGGTAATCCTCCGTTTTCTCAATGAATAGTAGTGGTTCGGCACCTTCTACTGCCATGATAATAACGATTTGGTCGATGCCAACACCAATCAATTCTTCGTACATACAGGCATAGGCCACGCATTGTGCAAAGTAATTATCAATGTCTTCCTTCTTCTTAGGACGTTTGGATGTCTTAAAGTCAATCACTGACAATACACCATCAAACTCACCAATACAGTCAACACGACCAGCCATTCCCAACTTGATGGACCACAATGCACATTCTTGGTAGTGAATGTTGTTAATGCGATTGAGAATTGGTTTCAGTGGTTTAAACATCTCCAAAGCATCAGGCATTACCCCATTGAAATACTTTGGATCGTTGTTCAAATACTTTTCGCATAATGTGTGTACATTCGTGCCACGTGACGAGGCCTTGCGTGATATCTTATTCGCTTCTTCTTCACCAACACGTTTACGCCACTCCATGATGGCCTTTTTACCTTTTGCACCAATAACTGTGGTGACAGAAGGTAATTTGTGTCCATCTGGTGTCGTGTAGTAACGTTTGCCGTCAGGGAATGTTTTGGATGTTAAGTTAACAAGGTCTTTTGGTGGGCAATAATTGAACATATTAGTAATCTAGTTTTTCACACGCAATAATCCAATCACGGACTAAACTACTACGTACAATATCATCAGGTGTAAAGTAAATTTCTTGGAAATGTTTCATGCTTCTTGCTACTTTCAGGAAGTCATGGAACGCTGTTTGGTCTTTGTTAGTCTTAATCAAGTCAGTTTGTTTAAAGTCACCGCAGAAAATGATTTTAGAACGGTGTCCGCATCGTGTGATGATTGTATTGACTTCTGACCAATTCAAGTTTTGGTTCTCGTCTACGATAATGATAGCATCGTCAATAGAAATACCACGTATAGCAGTGGTAGAGATAAATCTTGCATGGCCTTGCTCCTTTAGTCGGTCCCATGCATCAGGACGACCGAATAGTGTAGTGCAAATTTCTTTGTATGGCAACTCATAGATTTCTTGTTTTTCTTCCAAAGAACCTGGTAAGTGGCCAACTTCACGCAATTGAACCAATGAACGCACAACCACGATTTGTTTGAATGAATTATCTTTAGTTAAGACTTCTTCAATGGCTTTATAAAGTGCCAAGAATGTTTTACCAACACCTGGACTACCAAACAGTCCCATAAAATATGCGCCACCACGGTACATATCAAAAAATAACGATTGATTGTCTGTTAATGGTTCAAACGTTTTTAAGTGGTCTAATTTTATTCTTAGTGAATTACTGACCGCTGGTTGGTGTTTAGTTTTATTATCATCAACCATCACACCTTCATTATAATTCTTTGTTGTCTTTTTAGTGACCATTAAACTCCCCTATGCTAACAATGATGCAACATTATTCTGTTGCTTTTTATCTTTCTTATCAAACTGTCTTTTTTTAGATGGAGTTTTCTTTACGGTGGTTTTCTTATCACTCTCGCTCCTTTTAGGAAGAAATAATGCGGGAATTTGTGCCATTACCACTCTCTCTGCATTTTGGTTTTATGGCCACTCATTGTATTTCCTGGGATGGATTCTTTCATCCGATTGATAATGTATTTCTCAAACGTGGAGTCGGCCTGACCTGTTCCTGGTGTATTCATACGCATACCATCACCTAGTCCAACCACATCTTGTGGTGCAAAATAACGCACTAGGTGTGGATTGTCCAATTTGAATTGGTCATATTCAGCCAGTTTCATGGTGTGTTCTTCAACCTCACCAGTATTATTGTTTAGAAAAGTGTAAATCATTATTGGAACCAACTTGGTGTTGGACGTGAGTTAATCTTACCTGACCATGTAGCCAAGTGTCTCTTATTACTTATATAGTAATTTCTATATGACTTAATAGAATCACCTTTGACCTTAACTTCATCAGGCATAGCAGGTGTTGGCTCGTCAAAACCACCACCGAATTCAATATTTTTAGGTGGTGAATTGAGATAACCAATCAACTTCTCACATGCATGGTTTTTACCATAACGATGTGTATACTCTTGCATCAATTCAATCCATAGAGTAAACAACCAGCGATAGTGTGATTCTCTTACACGAGCCCATATGGCCGAAGGATGATTGATATGAGTAGCAGTATATAGAATACTATCACGCTCGTCAGAAAGTACATATCTTTTTTGTTTTCGACCAGTTTTACTGTAGCCATCAACGAGAGTACCATCAATAACACGGTGAGCAGTAGACAGAAGTTGAGCATATTCAAGGATCATTTTAATGCAATGCTTGTCGTTATGCATACGAGCGCATTGCTTGGGGTCGTTGTGTAGGTAAAAGATGTTCATGTGAGTATTATATCACAAAGGTATACCAGTGGCAACATCCACTTTAAACCTAGGAACATCAGTCCAATCCTGTATCACTGTACCATTACCATAATTACTATGTTCCCACACCCTAGTTTGTAATGCAACTTTGACCACATTTCCACTAGTATCAACAGCTTCATGTACACGGAATTCATAGGACACAGGCCTTGCAACCATCACAGTTGATTGTGGGATTTGCATCTGAAACCCACTAGAACCAGATGGCCATGGCGTAGAAGGCGAATTGAAAATTGTAACGATGTGTTCAGTTCTTAGTTCCATATCATCCTCAGTAATCCGACTGTATCAATAGTCGTCAACAGAATATAGTTAGCCAACATACCAAAAGATTTCCTAGTCCAACTAGCCCAAGCATACAAGGCACAACCAGTAATCCAAATAGGATAAAGAGCCAGAAGCGGAGGGTTGGGGACTGTGAACGCCATAGTAATAGAGCAACCAATGCTAATAACCCAAGCAAGCAACTCAATAACAAAGCGAACTCTGTGAGACTTA